GAGCTACAGGCGCAGCAAGCGGAATGGTTAAGCCCTTTCCGTGAGGCGGGGACGAACGCCCTCCCTCAACTGACGGCTATCGCGGGCCAGCCTATCGATCGAGAGCAGCTACTTTCCGACTACTACGGCGGGAGGGAGTTCGCAATGAACGAGGACGCAGCGCGTCGGACTCAACTCGCCAGCGCGGAAGCGACCGGGGGCCTGGGATCTACGGCTACCCAGAACGGCCTCGCGTCGATCGCGCCTACGCTGGGCCAGAACTACCTGAACGCGATGCAAGCGCAGCAACAAGATATGTTTAACCAGCTTTTGGGCCTGACTAACGTCGGATTGTCCGGCGCTGGCGCTCAGTCCGCAGCGGCTACCGGGACGACCAACGCCCTGACCGCACTCGCGGGCCAGAAAGGCCAGATTCTGGGCCAGAAAGCGGCCTTGCCGTGGAACACCGCAGCGACGGCAAATAACCAGATGGCGCAGGGCGCAGCCCAGGACGCTAACAGCTTTACGTCGATGTTCGGCGGCATGTTCGGAGGGATGATCTAATGGCTCAACTTTTAGGCGGTGGCGGCGGCGCTGATCCGGGCGACCTGTGGAACAACCTCCAGAACATCCAGGCGGCGGGGACGAACACGCTCCAGAACATCGGACAGATTCAGTCCAACACCGCGCAGCAGATCGCCAACCGCCAGCAGGGGCTGGCGACTCAGGCCGCGCAAGCCAACCAGGCGCAAATGGCGGAGTTTAACAAGGATTGGGCCGCAGCCCAGGGCGACCCGTCCGCGATCTCGCAACTGGCCTTTAAATACCCGAACCAGATCGAGGCGCTCCAGAAGCGTCTGGGCCTGGTCGATGATATTCGCCAGACGCAGGGATCCCAGCTTGCCAGCCAGGCGGACGTCGCGATCGCGCAAGGGCCAGCAGCGGCCCAGCAGTTCGTCCAGCAGAACGCCCAAGCGCTCCAGGCTATGGGGATCGACCCGCAGGTGGCCTATCAGACGGCGGCGCAGGACCCGGAGGCATTCCAGCGTTCGGTCCAGGCGCTCCACCTGGCGAGCAACACCAGCAAGGACCAACTGGACTACGCGAAAGAGGTCATGAAGAACACGACCACGATCCGGGGCCAGGACCTCGACGCGGCAGCGAAGGCGGCAGACCGTAACCTCCGCTATATCGGTCTACAGAACGACCGACTGAACACCCGGATCAACCAGGAGAGCAACGACATTAAACGCGCCCAGATGCAGCAGACGCTACAGAAGGCGCAACAGGACAGCCTGAACACGAAACGCGATTTTCTCCAGACCTACGACAAGACGCTGGCCCCGATCGACACGTCGCTGGATCTTGCCAAAGGGCTGTTAAACCGTAAGGACCTGGGACTGGTCACTGGGATCGATTATTACGGTAACAGGGCGTGGTCCGCGCTGACTGGCGGCGGCGATGCCACGGCGGAGATCGTCCAGAACCTTAAGCAGCTACAGAGCCAGGCGCGACTCGCCGGGATGGAGTCCTTGCGCGGGACTGGCTCCGTCACGGAGAAGGAGGGCGAGGCAGCAGCTAACGCCCTCTTAAACGCCAATCCTGGACAAATGAGCGTAGATCAGCTTAAGGCGGTGATCGGTCGCTACGTTAACAGCCTGGAGAAAGGCAAGGCAGCACTGGAGAAGAACCAGGGCGGGCGCGTGGAGTCCTATCGTCGCGAGATCCAGATGGACGACGCCAAACAGGAAGCCGTCGGGCAATTGACCGCTGGGGGGATCCCGCAGCAGAACGCCCAGGCCGCGATTAATTACCTGATGCAGAACCCTACCCCTAGCGTTAAGCAACAATTTCAGGAAAAATACGGTTTCTTACCAAAGGGGCTTTAAATGGCTAACATCTTTGACCAGTTCGATCAGAACATGCCGAAAAGTGCGGAAGCGCTCCCAAATACGATCCCGCAGCAAGCGGGATCCACTGGCGGCGGTTATGCTGATTTAGTGGAGAGCGCGGGGGCGAAGTGGGGGATCCCCGCTGGCCTCATGACTCAGTTAATGGGTAAAGAGTCCAGCGGCAACCCGAACGCAATTTCCAGCAAAGGCGCAACGGGCTTAACTCAGGTTATGCGCGGAACCGCCGAGGATATGGGCTACAACTGGGACGCGCTGAAAAGCGATCCAGCCATGCAAGCGGACGCGGGGGCGCAGTATCTTTCCCGCATGTATCAGCGCTATGGAGACTGGGGGACCGCCCTCCAGGCGTACCACGACGGCCCCGGCAACGTAGACAAACAACTGGCGGGCCAGGCTCAACCCGGCCCGGAGGGGCGTCAATATGTGGATGATCGGTTTAATCAATGGACTGGGCGAGGCGCTGGCAACGATGGCAGCGGCGAACCTACTCAATACGCAACCAGCGCACGATCTCCGAGCGCTGGCGGTAATGTTTTCGACCAGTTCGGGGACTACCAACCCCCAGCAGCCGCAGCAGACGGAGCCGGACCAACCGGAGCCGATCAACAAGTCGCAGCCGTCGCCGCTGGCAATGCACCTAATCAAGCGGGATCTGATGGCGCACAAGGGGCGGCAGCGCCGAACGGTAACGGAGTCCAGAGCGGAGCTAATCAGCCCGGACAAACCGATCCAAACGAAGAAGCCGCCCGAAACTGGGAACAGTTAGGCCAGACCGTACTCCATTCACTGGATCAGGGCGCTCGCGGCGTGGCTCAGACGGGGATCGACCTGCTGAACACGCCGATCTCCCTGGCGAACATGATCTCCCAAGCTGTGACCGATGCCGGGAAGGGCGTCGGGCTGGTGGACCAGAACACCCAAGCGCCGACCATCACGCCTGGGGGGATCCCTGGCCTGGCCCCTACCGACAAATACGCGCAGATCGGGACCCTGATCGGCGATATGCTCGCGCCACTGCCTGGCCCGCGTAAGGCTCAGGCCGCGACCGAACTCCTGGGCCTGGTACGTGAGGCCCCGGACGCCGCCACGTTCTCGACTCGTCTCGCTGATACCGTCCAGAACTGGATCGCGGCTCCGGCGGCTCGTGCTGTTCCTGGCGCGATCGCCGCTGGTCGAGGCGACCCGGAGGAGACGCTGACGAATATCGCGCTAGCGCCCGCAGGTGAGGCGATCGGTCGCGCGGTTATCGGTGGGGCGGGTAAACTGTGGAACGCGCTCAGAGCGCCGGAGGGGGCCGCAGGTGGGGCCGCTGACGCCGCAGCAGACGCAACCCGATCCACCCAGGCGACCGAGGCGGGCATTTCCGACGCTGTGGCTCGTGACGCGAGCAAGTTCCGACTGACGCCTGATCGTAACGTCCAGGGCGCGAACGGGGAGACTCTCCGCGCTTCTGACGACGCGATCGACCTGGCGAACATGGCGGACGTGGATAAGAAGGTCCTCAAGACGGCCCGCGACCTGGGACTGGAGGACCAACTGACCCCGGCGGCTTATGCGCGTGACACGAATTTCCGCAGCACGATCCAGCAGCTTGTGAGCCGCAAAGGATCCGCGCTGGAGACTCAGCAGCTAAACGGGATCTCCCGCTTAGGCGAGAAGGCCGACGAGCTGATCAATTCTATGTCCAGCATGAACGCGCAGACCATCGATCAGGCGTTTACCGCCCGCACTCGTGCAGTGATCGACGGCCTGGGCGACGAGGCCGAGAAAGCCTACAACGCGATCGCGGCGAAGATCCCACGTAACGCGCAGGTGAAGCCGGACAGCACTGTGGACTATCTGACGGCGAAGGCGGACGAACTGGGCGGCGAGGCGTATCTCTCCAGCGCAGAGCGTAAGGCGCTCGACTGGATGGCTCCGAAGCCTGGCAAGGTGGACCCAGTGACGGGCCTCCCGGACCAGGACGTGGCGACCATCCCGACCTATTCGCGGATCGACACGCTCCGTAAGCAGGTGGGCCAGGCGCTGAACAAGAAATCCGGCCCGTTCAAGGACGAGGAGACTGGAGCGCTCAAACAGCTTTACGCCCGCCTGACGGACGACCAGGAGAAAGTCGCGGCCCAGTACGGCGCAGCGGACGACTGGAACGTGGCGAAACAGCTTGTTAAACGCCGTAAGGATCTGGAGACGATCGCCCAGGACGCGCTGGGGAAAAACCTCACCGACTCGATCACCGGGAAAGTGCAGAACGCGATCCTGAATCTGGGCAAAAAGGGCGGCAGCGCGAAGGACTGGGACCGCCTGATGGCTGCAACCCCGGAGAGCCTCAAAGGCGACGTAGTGGCGAACGCGCTGGAGCGTACCCTGGGCGCACGTAGCGCCCGCGATACCTTCGCGATCCCCGGCTTTGTGGACTGGTACAAGACCGCCCAGGCTAACGGGACGTTAGGCAACGTCATGAAGCACCTACCCCGCGATCAGCGTGTGCGGCTTATGCAGGTTTACCGCGTGGCGAACGCCATCGATCGGGCTAAACGCTTCACCACCACGACCGGATCGATCTCCGACTTCGTGAAGCGCTTCGACGACCCGAACGCGGGCGGCGTCTTGTCCAAGCTGTACGGCGCGGCGGGCTTCCTGGGTAAACATGCAGCGGCGTTCTATGCAGCAGGTCCGGCGGGTAATGCGGCGCTTGCAGCGGCTCAGGCAGCGCGAGGCGCTCGTGTGCCTCGTTCGGTCCTGGCGGACAACTTGCTTTCGTCCCCGGACTTCTCCAAACTTATGCAAGCCGCAGCCGCGCAGAGTTCCGGGAAGCTGACCCCAGCGGGCCGGACGTTCGTCCGAGAGGCCGAGAACGCGGCGGCGAACTCCCCGGAGTGGAAAGCGCTCTATGAGGCATTCAGCCCGGAGGAGAAAGCAGCCGTAAACCGAGCCGGGATCGTCGGATTCTTTTCCGGCGCAGGTGGAAGGGCAGCAGCAGCCGACCAGCAGCAGCAACAATAACAAACGGGGGCGATAAGCCCCCTTTCTAATGGAGATCCAAATGGCCCGCGACGTATACGCTGATATTGGTATGCCTTCGACGCCTTTCCTCCGTCTGGACCGTTTCGCGGCCCTGGTGGATGGGAAAATCTATATCGGCGTGAAGGACACCGACCCATTGAACCCCGCCAACCAGACCCAGGTCTTTGTCGAGGACGAGGACGGAACGCTGACGCCAGTCCCGCAGCCGATCAGGACCAACGTCTCCGGCTATCCGGTCTGGAACGGTCAAGTAGTCAAACTGATCACCAAGATCGAATCGTCCATGAAGGTTTTAGACCGGAACGACGTCCAACAATTCTACTTCGGGAACCTGTTCAAATATGATCCGGTCCAGATGTGGAACCTCCTCACCTCGCCGACTGGGTGGGAATATGTCGGGACGACCTACGGGACGATCAAGGAGTCCGTCCAGGGCTGGCTGACGCCTTTCCAGTTCGTGGGGAAAGCACCATTCACCAGCGTAGCCGCAGCCATCCAAACGATGTTCGACACGGCAGAGGCTCAGAAACTCGCCGTTAACGCGTTCGGATGGGAGGGGACGCTGGACGGCAACGTGACCGCCGAGAACATCCTGATCATGGGCGGGACGTGGAAAGGGACGGCGGACTTTTTCCTGGATAACGCAGTCCTGAAAGGCGCGACGATCAATAATCTCCGTGTGCGCTACTGGGGCGGCGACGTTCGAATCCGTGATTGCCTGTTCGACGGAAAGCCGACGGCCTCCAAAGTGGGATCGATCGTTCTCCAGGCCAACCCGAAAACCGGGACGATCGAGGTCACGGAATGCGAGTTCAAAAATGGCCTTTACGGCATCTTGCAACAGGGGACCGGGGAGCCTGTTACTCGCGGCGTATACCGTAACCTTTCGTTCTACAAAATGGACGGCGACGGGATCGAGCTTAACGTGGTCCAGAAGCACTACGACGAGGGCTGTTTGATCGATGGGATCCAACTGGACACTATCGGCTCCGCTAACCCGTCGTGGGGTATCGGGATCGGTATCGCTGGCGGTGGCCCGTATGGCTGGGACATCCCGGACAGCCAATACGCGAAGAACGTCACGATCACCAACGTAACCGCCGTCCGTTGCCGCCAGTGTATTCACCTGGAAGTCGCCCGCGACTGTACCGTGACCAACGTCGATGTAAACCCGGATATGGGCTACGGCGTCGGCTCCGGCCTGACCGTGGGGGGAGTGGTCTGTTACGGCTCCAAACGCATCACGATCGACGGCGTGAGCGGCGAGCCAGTGGCGACCGGGACGACTGACGTCCATTCTCTCCGCATGGTTATGCTGGAGTGGGGCGTGACCGCTGGCGCTCCTGCTAACCCTTGCTTTGATATGACCGTCCGCAACGTTCACACCAAACAGGGCCGCGTCTACGCTGGCGTGGCGGCGGGGAATGGCTTCGAAAACCGTATGGTGTTCGAAAATATCGACTGTTACACGCTCTCTCTGTTCGGCGTGGCGTCCCTGCTGGAAATGTCTAATATCTCTTGCCGATCGTTCGATGCGGTAGGCGACGACTCAAGCGGCGGGACCACTTCGGACGGCTTCGTGACGCGTGGCCTCTCTCGTCTGCGAATGATCAACGTGAACGCGATCGACGTGAACGGCTACGGCGATCAGGCGTGGAGCAAGTGTTCTTATTCTGACATTGAGAGCATCGGCTCGAACGTGATCGCTACCCCTTATCCTCCCCAGGGCATCGCGGGCGGAATCGGGGCCATCATGACGAACTCCAACCGGACCTATATCAACAAGGGATCGAGCGGAGCGTGGGATGGTAACGCGTTCCCGACCGGAAAGGAGTTTATGGCGGGCGATCTGATTGTTCGCGAGGATGGGAAGATCTTCACCGTTACGGCCTCCGGGGCGTACATCCCGGCGACGGATAATTTCAAGATCGCGGCGACCGCAGTCGGCGACAAAAAGCTGATCTGTAACGTCACCCCGATCGCGAACGAAACCTCCCGCCCGTGGCTGTTCGGGAATCCGCTCTCCCCTGGGACGCGTATCCTGATCCCTGGCGCTGGCGATGGTGGCGCTACGCTCTCGACTCGCATCACTCGCGGGCCGTACCAGACGCCGCCGAGCAACTCCACGGCTCCGGTAACGATCGATATCGCGGACGCTATCGTGACGGCAACCCCGGCGGGGACGCAGTTAGCGGCAGCGAAGCCGATCCAGTTCCGAACTCCGGTATAAAAAAAGGGGCCTTAATTGGCCCCTTCTCTTACCCGTTCGCCGGGCTGTAACTGTAAATCCTGACGTTTAGAATGTCCGCGTATTCTTGCATGACATCCAACTGGCGCAACAGGCGAGCGCGTTCCGCTTCGTCTTTGATAATCTTCTTAAACGCTTCACCCTTCACGAAAGCGTCCAGCTTCACGATCTTCTCCTCCAGTTCGTCGCGCTCAGTCACCAGGCGCTCGTAGACGCTGGACTGTTTCGCGGCCTGGTGCAGCTTCTCCTGGAGGAGATAACCTTCCAGGGGCCACAACTTATCGATCGCGTTCTCCAGCGCATACTCCTCGCCAAGTTTAGCGTCGAAATTAGCAGGATCTACGCAAGCGCTTTCCCCGATCACTTCATATCCGTTTTTCATGGTCACGATAGCAAGCGTTAACTTTTGTCCTAATTGCATGTAACTAACGTTTGCGATATTCGCTTCAATTCCTTCCTTCGTGACAGTGTTGTTAGTCATGGTTAACTCCTGTTTCAATCAAGTCCGCGATCGAGACGTCGAGCGCCTTCGCAATGCGGCATAGGTTAGTAACGGATGGCAACTCGTGCCCGTTCTCGTAGCGGCTCAACTGATGCGGGATCATCCCGATACGCTCCGCCAGATCTTTTTGCTGGATGCCTTTCGCCTCGCGGACTTGCTTCACCAGGCAAACGGCCTTTAATTCCGCCATGTTCGGCTCCTTCATTGGTTAACGTCTCCGTGATTATTCATTAAACCGTTATCTAAATCAATCTGGGTTAAGCGCTTCACCGTTAACCAGATGCCACTCTTTATGATGCCTCTCGCAGAGCCAGCGGACTTCTAACGGGCGATCGTAGTCGTCATGGTGGCCCACTACCTTCTCCGCTCCGCAGACCTCACACGGCCCCCTGTGGAGTTCTCCGCGCCGTATCGCGTTATAGACCAGATTATGGGCGCGGCGCTTTTTGGGGTGTTTTGTGTGGTAGGAGGATTTTGTGGCGTTTGCCTTCTCCCTACCCGGTCCGGCCTGGTACGTTTTAACGTTTTCGATGATCCGCTCCTTCCGGGCTGGATCTCCGTGGTAGTAACTCTTGTAAAGCCCGCTTTTACACTGGCGACAGCGCGAGTCCCTTCCGTCCTTCTTGCTCTTGTTCCTGTGGAACTCCTCCAGCGGCTTCGATTCGTGACAGATGGCGCATTGTTTCATCTCGTCGGCTCCTGGGAGGATCGGCCCCGAAGGGCCTCACCCGTTAAAACGGAATATCATCGTCGAAATCAAGCGGAGGCTCCCCGCCGTTAGACGCTCCAGGAGCGCCTCCAGACGACGCAGGTCCAGACCCGCTACCCTTGCCCGGATTTTGCGAGTTCGTCGCGCCACGGCCCGGAGAATTGCGAGAATTGCCACCGCCGCCGGAGTGGGTAGGTCCGTTCCCCCCAGACTGGCCTCCCTCTTTCTTCCCGCCGAGCATTTGCATAGTGCCGCCGACGTTCACGACGACCTCAGTCGTGTACTTCTCGACGCCCTGCTGGTCCGTCCACTTGCGCGTCCTAAGCTGGCCCTCAATGTAAACCTGTGAACCCTTGCGCAGATATTCCCCGGCGACCTCCGCCAGCTTCCCGAACAATACGACGCGATGCCATTCCGTCTGTTCTTTCTGTTCGCCCGTTTGCTTGTCGCGCCAGGATTCAGAGGTGGCGATCGTAATGTTCGCCACCGCTCCACCCGACGGCATATAACGCACTTCGGGATCCTGGCCCAGATTGCCGACCAGAATCACCTTGTTAACGCCGCGTGATGCCATGTTTAGAAGTCCTCAATATTCGGTTTATCTTCCGCCGCTGGCGCTTCCTGCTGTGGTTCTACCGGGGCGGCGGGCTGTTCTTTTGCCGGGGCATTATCGGCGGTCTTTTTCTGCTTAACAACCGAAGCCGGATTAAACCCTTTCGACTCGCTGGCGCGGAGAGCCGCCTTTCTGGTGATATGCCAGTCACGGACGACCTTCACGGAGGCTTGATCGTCTGCCAGGCTGTGGACCACTTTCCCCACGGCTTCGTCCAGCTTCGCCACGTCCTCGATCGCCTCCAGATCTGCGATCCACTGACGGGCGGTTTTCTTCGTCGCGTTTCCGTCGTCGTCCGACTGGGCGATCCCGAACAGAGAGGCCAGGTGATAGCGTCGGGCGTAGGTGATCGCCGAGCCGACAGAGTGAGCAGGAGCGCCACGGCTAAAGGTCATAGGCATTTCCATAACCGCCGTCATGTACTCGCCGGACTCATGGATGATCATCGTCTCCAACTGGAGCACCAACATTTGATTTTTTTCGGTGCAAGGGAGCGGCGTCTGGATAACGATCAGACCGTTCAACTCCAGCGCGGGGCGGATAGTCTCCAGAAAACTCTCTAAATTCGCATACCATGCGCCGGAGATCCCTTTGTTCTCTTTATTCTTTTTAACTTCGGTATTCATTGCCAGGCGGGCCTTTACCAGCGCCGGGACGATAGCGGATCGAGTGGTTGAAAATTCCATGATTACACCTCTTTAAAATATTCTTTGTAACGTTGTTGTAAGTAGGTCGGAGTGGTGAGCGGGATCTCCTCCTGACCGTTTGCATATGCGGGCCACACGTCACGCTCGCGGCAGTGTTTGAACACCTGGAGCGCCGTCTTGTACTGACCGCGACCGACGAGCAACTGTTCCGGCGTTAAGCGATTCATGAGGGCCAGCCACGGCTCGTCTTTTTCCTGTACGAGTAACTTCGTACCGTTCGGATCCTGCTGGTAGGCCAGCTTGAAACAGTCATGTTGTAAAGCCATTTTGCACCAGTAGCCGAGATCGTGGGCCAGTCGCCCGAACTTCTCCGGCTCCGCGCTTTGCGTCGTCTTGAAGTCGATAATCTCCCCCAGATCCGTCACGCGGTCGAGTCGGACCTTAACCGGAACGCCGTCGATAATACAGAACAGCGACAACTCCGGGATCCCCGTCTCAATGATCCGGCGGTAATTGTGGTTAGCCAGCAGAACGTCGCGCATTGAGTGAACGCGGTCCCAGTCCTTCGCCGGGACGATCTCGCGACCGTTCGCCTCTTTGATGGCGTTCGCCTCGATCTCGTGCCAGATGTGGAGCACTTCGTCCGGGGCCTGGACGGCGCGACACATCGCGATCAGTTCTTCGGCGGTTTTGTTGGAGTAGCCCTTCTGACCGCGATCCTTTAACCAGCTTTGCATCTTCGCTACAGAGGTGATCAGGTCCGGGAAGTCGTCCGGGTTAGGCAGACGGAAGAACTCACGAGCGAAGCGATCCGGCTCAAGTAACATCGTGTGGGAAGTGGTCCCGAACGTGAGCGGCTTCTGGGCGGAATTGAGTTTTTTCGCTTTCGCTTCCTGTGCCTTCTGGAAGCGCCAAGCGGCGGGGCATTTGCTGTAAATGGTCCAGAGGCTCGACCCGGTAATGTAGATCTCGTCCTCGTGGTACTGTTCGTTAGTCAACTGATCGGCGTCGCGAGCGCTAACGAAAAGCGACGCGCCAACGTCGAACGATGGCAGCGCCGGGATAAGGTCGAATGCTGTTTCCATTTTGTTCTCTCTCACGTTGTTGGTGTGAGAAAGATTAAATCATTCTTTCGTGATGTTTGCAACGGGTAATTTAAGATAATATTCGAGAGCAGCCAGGCCAGCCTCCGCTCCCCACGCGACGGCAGTCCATCCACCACGAGCGCGAGCCGATTCGAGGATCGTCTTTTGCTCAGGCTTAAGCCGTGATTTACTCCGGCAATTCCGCTTTAACTCGATCAGCGCGAAGCCATAGCCGCCGCGAGGCTCCAGGAAAACCCAGTCAGAGATCCCCGCCAGTCGTCCGAGCGCGTTCAACTTCGCCCCGTAGCGAGGATCTCCACTGGCCCCGCTCTCGTTTACTGGGTGGAACGCCAGCAGAGCGTCGGGATCCGTGAGGGGATCGCCGTAGATCTCCCGGATGTTACTCGCCATGTTTTGCTGTTCGACGTCCTCGTGGGGGCAATAGGTCGGGATGTGGTCCAGATAGAACTCCCGCCAGAACTCCGTCTTTTTGTTTAATACCGCCATTTAAAAGTCCTCATTCATGAAAATTTTGTTAGTGATAACGTCTTTACCCTTGCCGATCTTCCGGTGGCTTACCTTAAGCGGGGCCATGAAGTACGGGGCGAACTCTAATACCTGCTGTGGCGTCCGGCATTTCTTGATCGTGTTCCTCATTTTGCCGTCCAGGACGTGCTTAAGGATGCCATTATGGACCCATTCCTTTTTAGCCGCCGGGGAGTCGCTACCGGGCCAAAATACTTGCCAGGCCACGAACTGGTCGCCGTCCTTCTCCAGTTCGTACCGGAAGGCGATCCCCCCAGTCCCTCGCGCTAATTCAATCCTGAACCCTCTCACGGTCGCGTAGTCGTCGCGGCTGTACGTGGTCCGGCTTAAGTTCTTGTTCGGATCTACGAGCGAGTTTCCGCAGCAGCGGCAGATCCTGGCTACTATGTCGTTTTGCGCCCCGCATCCCTTTTGGACCACTTTCCGCCCGCTGGCGTCCTTCCAGTCGTCGCAGGTGATGAACTGGAAAAAGTGTTCGCAGCGATCGCCGTTCTCGTCCACGTAGCGGCAGCGTCGGGCGTGTTTGCCGTTTAGCGTAGGGTGGCCCGCCTTGCGACACTTCGGACAGTCTAACTCTAATTCGCCTTTGCTCTCGTCGGCGCTGTGCTGATATGCCTCCAGCAGCGGGGAGAAGTACAGGGATCCGAGTTCGTCCAGCGTCCCGGCATAGTCGAGAACCAGGTGATCCTCTTTCGTCACCCCGGCGGCGATGTGGAACGGCTTAAGGATTCGCATCCCACGGCCTAAAAGCTGGGTTAGGAGCGTGAGGGATCCGATCTTCCGCAGGATCACGGACGTGTCCCAGAACGGGACGTTAACGCCAGTCGTTAGGGCGTTAACCTGGAATATAAATTTAATCTCCCCGGTATTGGCGCGGCGCAAAATGTCCATGCGCTTCTTGCCCGTCGTGTCGTCCGTAATGATGGCGTAAGGCGTACCAGGGGGAAGGGCCTCCGCCGCCTGTTTGCAGTGTCTCACGCCCGCACAAGTCACTAACACGCCGTTCCTGTGCTGTGCGATGGCGTAGACCTCCGCCATGATCTCATGGGTGAGCTTTTTGTCCTTAAGGATCGCCTTTTGCATGGCGTCCATTTCGGCGTCCGTGAACTCCTTAATGCCGTCCTCGCCCGTCGATCGCCACTGGTCGAGGTTGTAGTGGAGATTGGAGATCCCGAAGTGAGTCGGGACAACCGCGCCGACGCCTACCAGGTATTCCGTCGAGATCTCGCAGACCTTTTTACGCCAGAATCCGGGCTGTTCGAGGTCTGGCTGGATGATGGACTCCACGCCACGGTAGGGCGTCCCGGTGTAGCCGATAATGCGGAGTTCCTTCCCGTAGACCTCGCGGGCGCGCTTCTGAAATGTGCGGATAATGATCGTATAACTGGAGCGACCAGCCTCGATCATCTCCTCGTATGTCTCGCCCTTGTGCTCGCCGATAATGGTCGGCTCGTCGAAGCCGTCCAGGATGATCTCGCCTGTTTTCTCGTCCCGCAGGTACTCCGGGACCACGCGCTCCTCCGAGCGGATCAGGTCCTCTATGTTGACGTGGTGGCATTCATCGATCAGCAGGAACAACGGGGCGTAATGGGCGAGGGCCTGACCTGGGCGGATCCCCCCGATCACTGTACCCTCGGAGCCGACCACGATCGGGAAGTGTGCAGACTTGCGGCCCAGACTGGCGCAGTAGATCGAGGAGTTTACGCCGAAGTTCCGCAACTCCTCGAAGTCCTGATCGATGATCTCACCCTGGCGGGACAGGATCATGGCGGGGAATCCCATATCCCTGATCCGGCGGGCCAGCATGGAGATCATGATGGTTTTCCCGGCGGACACGGCGGCGTCCACGATAACCGGGCCAGGGTAACGACGGATAGCCTCCGCGCAAGCCTCATATGCGACGTACTGGTGATCGTATGGCGTTACGGGCATATCTCCCAGGGCGCGGAGAATAGCGTCCCGGTCGAGCGCCTCGATCTGTTTTTCCAATGTCATTAACATTGTTTATCCCTTGTCATATCACTAAAGCATGATTTATAGTAACCGGGAAATAACCGGAGGGCAATATGGCGATCTACAAAAAAGAGGACGTTCTCGCGGCGATGCCCGGCAAATGGGAACAGGCGCTCCTCGATCTCTGTGGCTGGGACCGCAAGGCATTTAACGGCAATCATCAACCGTGTCCGATATGCGGCGGGACGGACCGCTTTCGCTGGGGCCATAAGCAGCAGACGAAGAAGGCGGAGGGCTTCGGCTACTGTTCCGGCTCCTGTGGCGGCGCTCGTGATGGCATGTTTTGGTTTATGACCAGCCGATCGCAGCCGTTCAACGAGGCGATCAACGACCTGGGCGACTGGATAGGCGGACTCACCCCGGAGAAGCGGGAGACGATCGTCAAAGAGGCCCGCAAGTATGCCCGCCAGCAGGACAAGCCCGCGCAGGACTGGGAGCTGACCCCGGAGGACGTGGAGAAGGTCATGAGTAAAGGCGCGATGCGGGACGGCTTCCTGTATGTTCCATGCGCTCGTCCACTGGGGGGATCCCTGGGGCCGTGGTGCAACGTGGCGAAGATCGGCTCCGACCGTTCCGTGGTGTTTGCCGCTGGTGGCCCGACCTGGGGCGCGGTAGGGCTGATCCACCCAGCGCCGGACGCTCCGGTGTATCTGGTGGCGGATCCGGTACATGCCGTGAACGTGGCGGCGAAAGGGGAGGCGGAGGTCTGGCTGACGTTCCGGCCTATGAACGCGGTCCAGGCGTCGGCGATCTATGACGGCGATCGGGAGATCCGGTTCGTCTACACTGACCCGGACGAGGTTTTCCTGTACGGCTACGATCGGACCGGGCGGGCTTGCATAGGGGGAGATCTGGCTGGCGCGTTCGGGTAAAAAAAAGGCCCCGCACGAGGGGCCAGGCGCATGATACCAGCGGCGCGAATGTTGCTACAGGGAAACGTGAGAAACCATAAATAGCACTTTTTGCTAAAACACAAAACAGTTAATCAATTATCGTTAGTCACCACCAACCAAAAAAGGGCAGCAGATGAAAGACGAGAAAGACACCACCACGATCGACCATGTGGACGGTATGACCGAGGCGGAACGCGCAGCGGCAGACGTGACCACTGTTAGCGGTCGCCGCTTCAACAAGTCCAAGACGCCGGACGCTATCCGCCAGAAATGGCAGACGCCGCGCTGGCTGTTCGACTGGGCTGTGAAGCGCTTCGGGCAGTTCGGGATCGACGTCGCGGCGGAGAAGGACAACGCGCTTTGTGACGTCTACCTGGACGAGAAAACGGACGCCCTCAAAGACGGCGTAGACTGGGGCGCGGAGGGTGGGCTGGCCTGGTGTAACCCGCCATATGCCGAGCCGCTTCCGTGGATCGTGAAGGCCATCCAGCAAGCGAAGGATCGCGACGTTACGACCGTGTTCCTCCTGAACTCCGACGCGTCTACGGCGTGGTTTAAGAAGGCGCTGGACGCCGGGAGCCTGGTAATTCACATCACCAGCGACGGCGAGAACTCCGGGCGCGTGGCGTTCGTGAAGGCCGGGACGCAGGTCGCCGGGAAGAAGAACAGCAAGCCGTCCGTGATGTTCGTTATCAAGCCGAAGAAGCGCGGCGCAATCAAGACCGAATATCTGACCCAGGCGGAAATGATGTTCGACGGCAAAACCATGATTTAACCAGAGGACCCAGAGATGATTATTTTTGCACCTGTTAGCGCGTTACGCGCCCACCAACTGACGAAGGCCCAGAACGACGTCCGCGACTTCCTGACCGCGTTCCATTTCATCGGGAGCCGGATCCGCACGTCAAACGGCCATGTTTGCATGGAAAGCGACCATAAACTGGTCCAGGCCCCGGAGGAGGGGATTCTCCTGAAAATCTCCACTCCGCCGACTGGGCGGATCTACTCCGCCGTGATCGATACTGACGCGGGGATCGTGTACTGGCTGGCGATCCCGGCAGACAAGCCGAAGGACCTGGAGGACGTGGACTACAAGAAACAGCGCGTAGCCGTGGGGACCGTGGACGTTATGGACTCGCACTATCCAGACGTGGATCGTCTGCTGAACCAGGCCAGGACAGAATCGAAGGCCGTCCACGAGATCGGGATCTCCACCGTCTATATGTCCCTGGTAGATAAGGTGGCGAAGAAGTTCGGCATTAAGCTGACGTTCGCGAAACTCAGCTTTAACGGGACGACGAACCCGCTCCGCGTGGATTATGAGACGCCAGAAGGAAAGGCCACTCTGATCATTATGCCCGCGAGGATTTAGTGATGGGACCATTTGAGAGCTATCGCTGGAAATATTTCATTCGTTGCATAGCGGACGAGCTAATGGACCGTGGGCTGGTAGCCTCCAGACTGGAGGCGGAGAACTTCGCCGGGGACCTGGAGGACTCGTTCCTGGAGGACTACAGCCCGCGCCCTATCTCAGAATGGCGAGCCATCGCGAAGAAGGACGCCGACGAGTACGAGAAAGACATTAAACGCTAATACAAGGCCCTCCGGGGCCTTTTTTGCAAATAGCACTTTTTGCTAAAGCGCTTTAACTTATCCTTTGTTATTATTCTTTCACACCAACACGAGGACGGCGAAATGAAACAGACATTGCTCCACACCAAAACAAACAAGGCTCAACTGGTTAACCCGCTGTTACTGAAACAGGCGCACATCCTGATCGAGACAGCGATGATCCTCCGCAACCGTCTCAAGATGTACGCGGCGGGGCCACTGGCAAAGGCAGCACTGACCCGCGAAGCGGTCCAGGCAGAGAACGACGCCCGCGAACTTATCCGGGGGGCTTATGGCTACAATGCGAAATAAACCTTGCGAATGGTGCAAGAAGATCCACACGGTCCGCGAGGCGGACCTGAAAAGGGGATGGGGCCGATTTTGTTCCAAGCGCTGCAAGGCGATGAAGCAGGAGAAGCGAACCGGGCAGAACGCGGCATATCATGACCGCCAGGACCGCCGGGAGAATGGCGGGGAGTTCGTATTCGTGGGAGGCTTCGGACCGTGGGACGATCACAAAGACTGTTAAGACAGGCAACGCGCCAGGAGATATGGAAGGCGGCGCAAGCCGCCGGACTGGACGAGATGATAAGCAAGGTTTCCGCAGCATTCGGAAAAGTAGCGATCGCCGACATCTCGATCGAGACTCCAGACGGCGAGATGTACCTGAACAACCCGGATCCGCACTACTTCCGAGTCGTGCCGGGAACCAAAAGCGAGAAGGGCGACCTTAAGCGGGCGCTGGACTCAACCAAAAACAGAAAGCACCTCAAAGGAGGATCTCGTGGGTAAAGTAACAGCGCAGATTATCGGATGGACAGACGAGCAGGACGCGGAACTGGTAAAGCTGGCGGGAACTATGCCGCCGCACGAACTGGCGAAGCGCATCGGTCGCAACTTCCGCCAGATGCAGGTCCGGGCCTCTAAACTGGGCCTCTCACTGGCGTATAACCGGACGTACACGCAATGGACGACGGAGGAGGACCGGAAGCTGGTCCGCTTCTGGGAGGGACTTCTCACCGACGAGGACCTGGACGAACTGGTGATCGCCACTGGTCGCCGGGTGATAGTGCCGACCGAACTCACTCACGCGCACGTAGCGAACTGGCTCAACAAATCGCGCCCGGCTATCCGTGGTCGCCTGGCTAAATTCAAGAAAGAGGGGAAAATTGCATGAACAACTTACGCGGAAGTAAATACGTTATATGGGGCGTAATCGCAGCCAGCGCCGCGCTGTGGGCTTTAATCGGTTTCGGCGTGTCGATGGTACTCTAAAAAAAAGGGCCGCTTAAAAAGCGGCTCCTTTCGTTTTAACGCCAGAGATGATCTACAATGCCGGGGCAGTATACCGCACAATTTCACGAGGACAAAATTATGGCTTATTGGCATCGTTACCGCCGCGCCGACTTGATGGGCTGGAAAGTGACGCGCATCCTGGATCCGAGCAAGGTCCATCAAAAAGATGTGATCTGGCTGGACACCGAACCGTCCAACCTGGACCCTACGAAAATGTTTTACATCGAACTGGACCCGGCCCTGGTCCCGCCGATCACGTTCACGCAGAACCTACCAGGAAATAACGCCACGGACGCGGGCGCGACCTACATCCCACTGGGTAGTAACAAGACGTTCACGGTCGCCGTTACTGGTGGCGTCCCGCCGTATACTTATGCCTGGTTCCGTCGTGCCTCCAGCACCGACAACCCAGTGGGAACGAACTCTCCGACCTACACGATCACCGGGTACGCAGCGGGCAATAACGGCGATTATTTTTGCCGAGTCACCGACAGCGCGGGCCAGACCGTGGAGAGCTTGCGCGAGCGTACCAAGCCAGCGATCGCCCTCTCGACTAACCTCCCGGCGACCGATACCTGGATCGTGGGGACCGCCGACAGCCTGGCGATCGTGGTGAACACCGCGACGGGCCTCGCCCCTTATACCTACCAGTGGCAGAAGTCCACGAACGGCGGGACCTCCTGGAGCAACGTCACCAACGGCGGCGCAGGTGGCATCACTGGCGCGACGAGCGCGACGCTAAACGTCGCAACGCCGCAGACGGCGGACGCTGGTCAATACCGCTGTATTGCCACCAGTTCGAACACCGTCGCCCCGAACACCGTCACCTCCGCAGTCTGTACGGTAACGGTAAACGCGGCGTAATTGTTAACGTCGAATCGAGGGATAAAAAAAGGGGCCGCTTAGGCCCCTTTGTTATTGCTGACGCTCCACGGCGTCGTAGTTACTTTCGCAGACCTCCCCGGCGGTGATCGCCTTCTCCGCTATATCAGCATACCGTCCAGCGACTTCGCCAGTCCGTCGTAGCAAGTCGGAATACATTCTGGCGGTCTTTTCCCCTGACGCCCTTCCGAGGGCAGCGGTCTGATCAGCGGCTTCGCGTCGTGCGGCTTCCTTTGCGGCTCGTTCGAGCAACCGATCAAGGGAAGCGCCAGCAGTAGCAGCAGCGGCGCGAGCTTTTGCGGCCTGTTCGTTCGCATATTTTACGGACTCCTCGCGGGCAATGGCCCGGCCTTGTTCAATGATACGGGCGGCGGCTTGTGCGTTCGCTTCCTGGGTGGATTCCTTCGCGATCCTGGCATTGTCGCGAGCGGTCCAGCCCCGGTCCGTCCAGGCCGAGCCAGCCCAGAAAGATCCCCCCAGCGCCAGCAGCACGACAACGACGAGCAGCAGCGATCGCCAGTGAGTCGAGAGGAACAACCGGAGGGCGGCGATCATTCGTCTGCAACCTTACCGCCAGCGGCGCGGAAGTAGCCCAGGAAGTCGTCGAAAGTCTCCGTTCGCTGACCGTATGGGGAGCCAGGCAGGGAGGCCCAGATGGTCCGGCATTTCTTCACGGCGTCTTTGATCCGGCCCGCGTCGATATCGTCCAGGGCTTTACGCTCGCTGATCTGCTGGAGGGCGATCTGGTCCTGACTGGCTGGAGAGAAGTCCGGCAGACCCAGGCGGGCCTTATAGGCGTCGTAATACTTGCTTAACAACTGGTAGCGCCCGGCAGCGGTTGAATTGATCCCCAGCTTCGGCAGCTTAACGAGGCGGTTCGGGTGTTTGGAGTAGTCGCTGAACAGGGAGCCGCCAACGATCACGTCGTAGCCGTGATTTTTGGTCTGCTGGCGTCCGTTGTCCGTACCTTCGCCAACCGCGATCGCGTCCAGAAATGCCTTGCGCTGTGGCGTTACTTCAAATTTTGCCATCGGTCTGATCCTCTTGTGAAGTGTGCGCCGGAGTGGCGCGGATTTTTTTCAGAAATGGGATCTTTTCGCTGGCCCAGTCGAGCGCAGTCTCCACGCCAACGTAGCCCAGGAACACGGACGCGAGATAGCCCCACGTACCATGATCGACCCCAAAGAAAGATAAAATATTATTCATCCCGAACGCGACAGCAGCGCAGATCGCCCCGCCGCTGACGATATCGCGGAACGGGTGGCGCAATTGCCAGTGACGGAACACCGCCACCGATGCCGCGATGAATGAATAGCCCAGTTCAACGCGGTATAGCTGGAACAATTGCCATAGCGTCGTATGCTCAGACATTGGAGGGATCCCTTTTAACAAGTGAGTGAACGCTAAAAGGGTAAATGAAAAAAGAAAGGGCCGCAAAGGCCCTTTTATGATTGATTGTTAAGTTATTGTTATTTGCCAGAAAGAAGGCGCAAGGCGTCCATAGGGGACTCAGCGCCTTCTAACTGTTTGGCGAAGCCCTCCGCAGCCTTGCGCAGCGTGTCCACGTCCAGAAATGCGCGATCGCGGGCCGCTTCCGCTTTCTCGTAGGAGAACTCGCGATCCTCCTCCTGATCGTCCGGGTGGAACACCAGGTTAAACGACAACTCCGCGCCGTCGATCTCAGTGATCAGATTGATCGCCGGATGCTCGTCCGAGTCAACGCCACGGCGGACCAGAACCTGGCGATCGTGTGCTTCAAAAACATGTGCGAAACGTTCCATAATATTTACCTCTTACCTTTGACCTGGAGCCGCTGACGACGGCCCCGCGTTTTGTTGTTGTACTCCTCGTGGGACAGTAGATCCCACGTTTCCCCCTCGTCCCACGTCACGAGCCGCCAGCTATAGCCCACGTTGAACGCTGATACCTTGCCGAACCCCTTCAACCGCTTAGGCGCGATCTCCTTCGCGTAGTAGCGGGCCAGAATCTCGTCGGCCTTCCGCTGGACCTTCTCCGGGATCATCTCCCTGTAACTTCTACAGCGATGCAAGCCGCGATCTCGCGCTCTAACAGATTCAGCCTGGCCTTTAACTGGTCGCGGGCGGATTCAAGATCCCGGCGGACATGCTTCGCCGCTTCCACTTTTGAATCGAAAAGATGGTAATCATTGGCTGACCAGAAGTTAGGCTCCTTGCGGTTCGCCGTTGTAGGGCGCAGCTTCCAGCCTTTCGGCGTCTCCTTGTGGAGTTCGCATTCGTACACGATCGCGCCGTAGCAGTTATCGCCAGGGCGCAGGAATGCCGGGCGAAGGTGGCGCGTGTGGTCCGGGCGTTTGGCGACCATATAAACAATTTTCATGAGATGCTCCTTTGCTGGGTGGATGGCCCCCGAAGGGGCCGGGCTGTTAATACTCGTCGGCGCGGATCTTGTTACGGTGGATCAGGCGATTCAGTTCGAACTCGCCGCGAGTCATGAACTCGTCCACGCGTTCCTCCTGTTCCGGCTCCTCGCCTGTGAGTTCCGGCGCTTTCCATGAGAGATAACGCTTAACCTTCGCGGCGCGGTCAAAAGCGCGATCGAGGTGGCTGTGATGGTGATACCAGACGCGACCGCGTTCCTGACCTGCCGAGCGAATGATTGTTAATTTAGCCATCGTTATCTCTCCGGTAGTGGGCGACCCATTGCCGCCCGGTGAAAGAACTATAACAACATTTGATAAATCGCTTTTAGCAATTCGTGCGATCCGGGTAAATAAACGAGCCGATCACGTTCCCCATATCATCGCCGAGCGCCTTCCGGGTGGCGTCGTCGTTGTTCCACTCGTGCCAGACCTCCGCCAGCAGTTCCTCCGCCCGGCGTAAGCGGTTCGCCTTCTCGTTCTCAGACCCGACCAGCTTCGTGATCTCAGTCTCCAGGCGTCCGCCGAGTTCGGTCCCGGCCCAGTGTTCGCCATATTCGCCATTTTTGAGCATGGTCACGACCGCGTAGACGTCGGAGTCCAGGCCGACCGTCGGGCCAGGCTGGAGCCGTGGCTGGATCTCGTCGAGCGTTTGCTGGGTAGCGTTCAACGTCCGGCGGATCTTGTCCTGTTCGGCCTTACTCAGATCCAGGATCAACGGCTCAGGCGGCAGACCCAGGAGGATCGGGAGAGCCTTCTCGTAAGGGAGGATGCTGTGGGTGAGTTCTTGTTCCCCGGCTTGCGTGTCGCTCATGACGTAGGCGATCGAGGCCTTCCCGGTATTTTCGTCCTTGCTGAATGCTTCGATCGCCGATACTGGCAGGAACCAGGCGCAATGCTCATCACCAACTTCGATAAATCTGATCATGCTTTTGTCCTCTTGATTGATTTCTTAACCCAGTCCGCCAGGTAATCGACGGACGTTAACGCGGCGACCGTGGCGATCGACCACCAGGGACCAACGTCGGCCCAGTTACGCCAGCCGATCATCGTGGTGATCACCGTACACACCACCAGAACCCAGGCGTTAAACAGGATCCGTTTTAACAGTAGTTTCACTTCTTACTCCTCATGGCTTCTTTGCATTGCAGGGCAGCGAGGGCCATCTCCGGCCCGATCTCCGTCCCTGGGGGGATCTCCGTCTCAGCGGTCGCCAGCTTCGACCGATCCACCTTAAGGTCCCGTAATTGTCCGGCGCGTTCCATCTTTCCGGCGTGGCGACATAGGTCCATCAACTTCTTTCGATCGACGCCGGGGCAGTCCCAGAACGCCGCGAATATTTGCTCCGACGGGCGCAGAGTTAGAAAAGCGTTCCGCGTCTCGACCGTCGGCAGATAAGGATCCATTCTCCCCTGTTCGATGGCCTCAATGATCGAGGGATCGGTGGAGCGGACCTTCTCCAGTATCTCCAGGAGTTTCTCCTGTGGCGTCTTGCGTGGCGTCACGGTGGCCCGAAGTGGGGCGCGTGGCGCTTCATCGTCAAACAGTGACATTTTGACCTCCGTCGTGTTCGGTTATTACCTTAAGATAACGTAACCGTGATGTAAAGAGTTTTCTTTACTGGCGCTGAATTGACGCGGTGACAAATAGCGGTTACATTGTCTCCCGTAACGTAACCATGAGGTAATCAAGCAATGATGCACGACGACGAACAACAAGAACCGACCCGCGAGGAACTTCTGGACCAGATCCTCCCAGGCGAGGCACGTCTGGAACCCGTCCCGGAGTGGCTGACAGCAGCGCCGGAGCCGACGGAGGAGGAAGTGGACCAGCGCATGGCGATCGATGCCGACAGCGCCGCAGAATACGGCCTATCGCTGGCAGAAATGGAGCTTTACGCGTTCGGCGACAACGAAGCCGATCACCAGTGGGACCTCGTACTGGACGAGAACCAGAAGCCCGTCGCGAAGCCACGCAGCGAGACGACAGAGGACCAGCGCGAGAAGGACAAGCGGGCGATCGCCGAACTGCTGGCAGACCAGCCGGACGAGTTCCTGGAGAAATTACGCGCCGGGAACAAAATCACCCCCGTTAACTATGTGATCCAGTCGCTCGTCCCGGAGCGCTCCGTGGGCTTCCTGGTCGGCGAGTCTGGCGCGAAAAAGACCTTTTGCGCGTTACAGATGGCGATTTGTGTCGCCACCGGGATCGACTTCGCCGGGCTTCCGGTCCGACAGGGATCCGTCCTGTACTTCGCGCCGGAGGATGCGAGCGGCGTCCGTGAGCGTTACGCGGGATGGAAGTACAAGCGCAACAAGAACAAGGATCTGAATAACCTGTTTATCATCGGCGAACAGGTCCCACTCCATAACGCGGAGATCCTCCAGCGCTTCGCCGGGAAGGTCCTCTCCTCCCCGTTCTTCTCCATTGAGGAGAACGCCCCGGCGCTCGTGGTCATTGATACCTACAGCGCAAACAGCGCGGGCCAGAAGGTAGGCCAGACCGCGAAGCGTGACGCGGACGGCAAGGTGATCGAGTGGGTAGGCGGACAGGACTTCAACGAGAACGACAACAACGTGGCGGCGATCCTGATGGCGAACGCGGCGAAGCTGGCGGAGATGCTGAACTGTGCCGTAATGGTGATCCACCACACCGGGAAGGACACCGAGCGCGGCGCTCGTGGCGCGTCAACCCTCCGCGCTAACGCCGGATTCGAGATCATGGTGAAGAAGTGCAAGGACAAGGAGCTTTTCGTGATCGAGCATACGAAGGCTAAAGGCTGTGCGCTTCTCCCTCCTCGCGCCATGCGGACGCAATCCGTCCCGCTCCCGCCTGAACTGGTCAAGATGAAACGCGAGGCAATGGCCCGCATGAAGCCAGTGCGACCCGAAGCGCAGAGCAACCCGGCAGCGTGGGAGATTGGCGACAACCTGGGGACGCTCGTCGTCATTAACGCGCTGGAGCCTGTGCCGACTGGCGACAAGGAGGACAAGCCGGACGAGGGGCCGAAGCGCAGCCAGCAGGAGGAGAACGCGATCCGCCTGGTGAACTTCGTCCACGAGTACAACAGCAAGCGCAGAGGCCGCACTCCGAAGCTGACAAAGGCGGCGCTCAGTGAGTGGGCGCGGAACAGCGCGGACCCGCAGATCGACAAGACGGCATTCCGTCGCGCATTCCTTCACGCCACTAACACGATGGGGATCATTAAGGTCGCCGGGGACGAAACGCTGACCGCCACGAAAGAAGCCGCTCCGCTCCTGGGTGGAATCCGGGATCAGAAGCCACTCCCGACCGACTGGAAAAGCACCTCCGAAGCCGACGATCACAACGACGATCTGAACGACTTTTAAGGCCCGGTTACATCGGTGACAGTTACACTCTCTCTATATAGAGAGAGATGTAACCTGTAACCGTAACCGAGTTAAGCGCAAGTTACATTTTTTGAGACAATGAAACCTGCAATGTAACCGGATTATATTCAATCACTTAACTAACATTTGGTGACAGATTTTAAATGATGTAACCCGGACCATTTGCTGGCACTTTTTGAGGCCCTAATGGAAACCTCACGTAACCATGATTTAATCATTGAAAGGTGATGGACTTTGAGCGACAATGAGAACGTGATTTTATTCCCCCGGCGGACAGCAGTCGGACAGGTTGAACCAGCACGATCGAACGACTGGATCGAGCGGTTCGGATTGTGGAATTACTTCCTGATGGTAGCGACAACCATCGGCGCGATCGTGGTCGGACTGGCGGCGATCGTGTTTAACATGCTGGGCCTGATGTGAGGCCCGTCACGACGACGAGGAAACGAGGAGATGATGATGAACGACGAACAGGGCAAGAAATCCAGCGTAGCGGACGTCTCGCACATGTATGTAGGCCCGAACCAACGCGCCTCACTGCTTGATAAGGCGTTTGACCGCTTCCGCAAGCAGGGCTACAGCCACAACCAGGCGAAGGCGCTCGCCGCCCAGGCCGTGGACGGTTTCCTGGCCCAGCAGCGGCAGAAGCAGATCGACGCAATCCGCCAGGCATCGGCAGACGGTCGCCACGAGAGCGCGGACGAAATGGCCCAGGACTTTATCGATCAGGAACTGGGGCCGAAAGGGGGCGCTGATGCGTAAGCCAATGACCACCGAGGAGATCAAGCTGATGGCGGAGGGACACCCGCCAGGCAAGATCGACCGCGACGCCGAGGAGGTGATCATGGACTTGTCCGGGCGCTGGGCCGCGCTGGAAGTCCTGGAGCGTGGTCTGGTCGAACTCCGGGACAGCAGCGTGTCGCCCCGGCAGCGCGACGCCTACGACACGGCAGCGACGATCGTCCGAAAGGTGAGGCTGGGGAAATGACGGCCTATCGTCTTTGTGTGGGCTGTGATCAGCCGTTCACGCCCGGACCTCGTGGTGGCTTCCTGTGCAAAGAGTGCAAGGAGGAGATCAAACGGGAAGCCCGCGAGGAGTACGCCAGGCACGACGCAGAACTGGAGGCGAAGCGTAAGAAAGAATAAATAGCACGAATTGCTAAAACGTCCCCGGTGATAATTGATAATATGTTTTCACCGGGCGACGAGACGCCCACCAACTCAGAGGGCAGGAACATGACAGTAATCACCGCAAACACCGCAGCCGCTAACATCGCGAACATCTGGAACGCTTCACGCCAGGCAGACATCCCAGCGATCGCCGCCTTCGAGGTAGTCCTGAACGCTTCACTGAACGGCAAGAACAGCCTGGGCCGCGACGTGGCAAGCGTGAGCATTCACCGCCGCGAAATCACCTACACCGACGGCTCGATCCTGACTGTGCTCGACACCTCAGCGTCCCGCGCCGCTGGCCTGACAGACTTCGACTACGCATACAAATCACAAGACCAACTTTGCTAATCAGCCCGGCCCCGAAAGGGGCCACAACCAGAGGATCTACCATGCAAACCATTACACTGTTACACGCTGACCACTACACCGCCGCATGGCCTGGCGCGAGCACTGGCTTTGAGGGCGTCCGCTTCCCGGTTCGTGTCCAGGCTGAACCGTACCGCTACGGCGAGAACCGCGAGTTCACTATGGACACGCTGATGATCGTCCCTAACGACGAACTAACCCGCATCGGCTACACCGGGCCAATGTTGCCTGGCGGGCTGAACTTCGGACGCCATAACAAATCGTTTCGCGCTAATGGCCCGTTCGACTTCTGGAACGCGCTCAAGGCATCCCGCAACGTTGGCGAAATGCCAGCATAACAACCACCGCCCGGTCGAGAGCCGGGCATCCTGGGAGGATCTGATGGACTTTACCAGCATGAACATGATCGTTATTCGCAACAACGTTACCGGGCATGAGTTCGCCTATCCAGAGAGCCGTTACAGCGAATTGCCGACCGTATCGATCGAGAACGGCGAGCCAGGTCATACTGGCTTTGGTCGTGGCGAACTGGTCCGCATGGTCGAATACGGGAACGCGAAGGTAGTCGGACGCGCAACCCTGGCGATCGCCGTGACGTACAACGAGGATCCAGCAGCATGACAGACGTCACCGAGCAGCAGCAGGAGCCGGAGCGCGAGGTCGCCGTGTGGTTCGACCATTGCACGATCGAGACGGTGATCAAGCAAGCCGACCGGGCGGACTGGGCCACGCTACGACTCAACCACGCCCAGCGCGACGTCCTGGTGGCGGCTCTCTCCAACGTCCACACGGCGCGGGCATTGCTCCGCCCGGAGGATATCCTGGCGATAGGCCAGAACCTTTACGCGATCTACATGCAGCAGGTCGCCGACAACATGAGCGAGGGATTATCTGATGGTCTTTGACTACTGCAAACGTTGCCACCTCCCGATCCCGTCGGGCAGGGAGGGCGGAATGTGCGATGATTGCGCGAAGGAGGCAGCGGAGAACGCCGTGGCGGAGATGGTGGAGAAGCACCTCGCCGACCTCCAGGAGCGCTACGGCGAGCCGCCAGTGTTTTGTCTGCTGGTGGACCCGAAGGGGACGCAGACCGGGCGACAGCTTCGCGACTTCCGCGACCGTAACCGCCTTTACTGCCGGGCCGCTGGCTCCGGGCTGATGTTCCGTGTGCCTGGTGGCTGGGGATCCTCGCAGATGGTCCGCTCCATGCGGAACCGTCGTTTATACTTACTCACTAACGGGATGTACTGAATGATCTACGAACTCGCGGCCTCTTACCTGACGCTGGGCGTCGCTTACATCTTCATGGAGTGCAGGGCGGGCGCAGCGGCCTACCTCGGACGCAAGACGGCGCAGGAGGTGAGAGCCATCCCTCCGGCCCTCCTCCCCCTGGTGGCCTTCCTCGTCGCGCTCATTACGATCCTGTTCCTCGCGCTGACGCTGATCGTGTGGCCTTACTTCGCGTGGAACGACTGGCGAAACGGGACGCTGTTCAAGGCCGGGCGTTATGACGGCATCGAATAGCACGAATTGCTAAAGAGTATTTATCAAATGTTGTTATAGTTCTTCTCGACGGCGGGAAATGGTCCCGCCACTGACCGGGAGAACATCATGAAATCATTAGCCGATACACTCGCAGAGATTCAGGCAGAGATCGAGCGCCAGAAGGCGGCGGGCAATGTCTCCCCGCTGGTGGCTGGTATCATCGCCCACGAGATGGCAGAGGCGGCAGACATTGAGCCGACCGAGTGGGATCTTATCGACGACGAAGCGATTCTCCGCTCCCTGCCTGGCTACTACGACGGCTTTTAACTCCACCAGCCCCGGCAACGGGGCAACCAACCAGAGGATCTACACAATGAACTCACACGACAAGGGCGTGGCTTACGCGCTCAACTCAACCGAAGGACGCCAGCGCATCCAGTACCGGGCCAACTGGATCGCCGACGTTACGGACGCCATTCAGAACGGTTTCAAGGCCGAGCCGGACCTGGCTCCGCATCACCTCCCGCTCCTCTCCGACGACGCGCTGGAACGCGTGTTCAAGGAGTCCGAGAAGTGGCGCGACAAGTCCCGCGAGCGGGCGCTGGAGGAGATCATCCGGGACAAGCAGGAGGAGAGCAACACGCTCAACCAGTATTATGTGGACCTCCGCGTGATCCTGGGGACGGCAGACGTCCCGCACTACTTCAACCCGAAGCCGGGCAAGCCGAAGCACATCCAGTACACCGAGCAGCGGGCGCGGGCGCTGGTGGCGAACAGCGAGAACTCCGAGCGCAACCGCCAGGCAGCAGAGGCCGCAGAGGCCCGCGTGGACCTGCTGGAGCGTTACGTGAAGGCTTGCGACGAGAAGCGCCTCCCGTATAACTGGAACGTGTTCAAGCTACCGAACGCAGCACTACGCCAGACCGTCCAGGCGGCGGAAGCGACCGAGCGCCTGACCAATTGCGACACCGACGTAGACCGCGTGAACTACTTCGCCGAGCGCAAGGCCCAGGAGACGGAGCAGAGCCTCCGCTGGCACGTCAAGCGCCACGAAGCCGTCCGCCAGCTTATCCACCGCATGAACAACAACGGGGAGATCAGGGTGGCGAAGGCGTCCGAACTTATGGACACCCTGCTGGACCGTCCGCAGACTGGCGATCAGACCTGGACGACGTGGGAATGGGGGTACATGCCGAAGGATCTCAAGTGGGACGCCGCGATCGAGTACCTGAACGCTGACGGCTTGCAATGCGAAGCCCAGGCAAGCGCCATCGAATGGTCGGACGTGAGACAGTACCGCGTAAAGTGAGGGCCGGGACCTGGGGGGATCGCCAGGCGGAGCGGCCCCCTTACTACGTGCAGATCAATAACCGCGTAGTGACCCCGGAGGAGTTCGAACGCCAGAAAATGGAGTTTATGCGCGGCGCGGTGATAGTAGTCCCGCCGGACGAACCGACGTTCCCGATCGGCGAGTTATGTCGCGGGATCCTGATGATGTTCGGGCTATTCGCCCTGCTGTGGTTCGTGCTGACCTTCTTGAGATAACGCTTGCATGATGTAAGCCCCGGCGATATGCTGGGGCCAACTCCACCCAACGAGAGAGATCGAACAATGTCAATACAACGTTTCAAAGAATGCCGCACCTGTGGCAAGCATGAGCCGCGTCGCTGGACCGAGGCGGACCTGTATCAGTGCGAGTCATGCCAGGCGGACACCCGTCGCGCCATCCGTGACATGATCACCCAGGCAGAGGATAACATCGCTCACAACGCTGTAACCCAGAGCGACGAGCAACTCCGCCAGAGCAAACGGATCCACGATATGGTCCAGGGCTGGAACCCGACGCACCAGAAGAACGTCGCAGCAGTCCAGACCCAGGCGCAGAAGGCAGCGCAGCACCGCGACCCACGAGCGGCCCAGATAGCCCGCGCTATGGCCCAGGAACCACGTCCGGCGGCTCGCGGTACGCAGCAGGATCCGATCTCGGACCCGATGCACATCCTCAACCCGATCTCCCCGATCTCTCCGCTTAACCCGCTGAATGACTGGGACAGCAGCAGCCACCGCAACTATGAGGCGAGCAGCATCTCCAGCGTGTGCGACGACAGCAGCCGCCACACCAGCCACTCCTCCGGCTACGAGTCCAGCAGCAGCAGCTACGACAGCGGGAGCGACTCCTCCAGCTACTCGTCCGGGGGCTGTGACTGATGGCGATCGACAAGGGGCGCACCGTCGCCCGCAGCAAGGCGGAGGCCAGGATGATAAAGGCTAAACTGTATCGCGGCCCGGAGTGCAAGACGCACCCCGGCAACTTCACCCGGTACACGTCAAACGGCGCTTGTATCCTGTGCGCCAGCCTGGCGGAGCCGAAGGGCAAGAGTCGGGGATATATCGCCAAGAAGCGCGACACGCTGGCCTTTAAACACCCCGTAAGCCCGTGGCCTATCACCGCCGAGAATATGCACCTATGCCCGGATCTCTCATTCAAGCGGGCTTGATCACTGTTCCGTAACCGCCGATAATCCTCCGCGTAACCCTGTGACACTCAGGCGATAAACGGAGGATTTTTTTGTGGCTAACGAGCAGAATTTGAAGAAGGGGAACAAGTTCTCCAAAGAGAACCAGCCAGAGCGACGAGGCCGGGCGAAGCAGAACCGGACGTTACTCCTGGAGGCCCTCCGTAAAGTACGCGTGAAAGAAGCGACCGGGCGCAAGGTCGAGGACATCGACCCCAACACTGGCGAGGTGAAGCTGAACGGAGAGACGGGCGAGCCGATCATGGTGGACGAGTTTGTGGAGGTCCCGCTGACGGAGGAGATGTTTATCCAGCGGGCGATCCAGATGGCCCTGGTGGACGGCTCCATGATGCGCGATATCATGAGCCGCCTTATCCCTTACACGAAGCCGACCAGTCCGACCTATTGTTTCGAACTGACCGGGACCACGCCATCCGAGCGCATCACCGAGATCGAGGACCTGGTGGCGAATGGGGAGCTACCGTTCGACGCGGCGGAGGCAATGGTGAAGATGATCCGCCACGGCGCGGAAGTGTTCGAAATGTCCGAGATGGTCAAACGACTGGACGCCCTGGAGGCCCGACTGAATGGCGAAGCCAAAGACGAATAAACTCCCGCCGGACACCTACGGCAGACTGGAGGCGCTGGGCCTGAAATGGTTCACGGCGTCCCCTTACCCTTACTTTATCGTATGTTTCGACCCGCAGGACGAGGAGATGGTGGCGAAGCTGGGCGAATGCTTCCCCGACTGGAACCGGGAGAAGGAGATCCAGCAGGGCGTCGCCATTGAGTACCACGCCGCCGACGTTAAGCTGGTGTTCGTGGGCGTCCGCCGTAACCAGTATTGGAGGACGACCATCGTCCACGAGATCGTCCACGTCAAGAACTACATAGGCGACACGCTGGGGATCGAGTGGGACCCGAACAACGACGAGCCGGAGGCGTACTTCGTGGGCTGGCTGTTTAACATGATGGAGCAAACCTTCCAGGATCTGGGTTATGGCAAAAAATCGAAAGGATAACCTCGCCCGACTGGCTCGCCTGGAGGGGCGGGCCTCTTACGTTGCACGAGACGGCGGGCTGGTGTATGGCGTCTATGAGCCGGACGGGACCAGCGCCAAGCACTGCTACAACATGAAGAAGGTTAACGGCGAATGGGTGTACACCTCCGAGCCGCACGACATCACGATCGCGGAGTGTCTGACCCCGATCCTCCTCCGTCCGAAGCGCTTTATCATCCTGGTAGGCGGACGTGGCTCCGGGAAGTCCCTCACCGTCGGCGGGATCATCGACGCAGACGCCCACGACGAGGCGGCTAGCGCGATGTGTCTCCGTGAGTACCAGGCATCGATCAAGGATTCAGTCCACCCGCTCCTAGTCAACCGGATCGAGACTTACGGCCTCGACGGCTTCGAGATTCTGGAGAAGGAGATCCGCCACACCAACGGCGCGATCATCCGTTTTAAGGGGATGGCAAGGGACCCGGCGGGCGTAAAATCCGCGTTCGGCTTCCGTCGCTTCTGGGGTGAGGAGGCGCAGACCTTTTCCGCCGAGTCTCTCCGCCAGTTAACGCCAACGATGCGCGAAACGGGCGGCATGATGCTATTCACCGCGAACCCCGGCTCCTCGGAGGATGCGTTCTCTCAGCGTTTTCTCATTCCATTCTGGGAGGATCTCCAGCGGGACGGCATCTACGAGGACGATCTCCACCTGATTATCCGCGTGAACTGGTCGGACAATCCCTGGTTCCCCCCAGAGCTTCGATCGGAGATGGAGTTCGACCGGATCACCCTCTCGAAAGCGCTGTTTGATCACGTATGGGAAGGCCATTTTAACGACTCTGTGCCTGATGCCATCATTCCGGCGGAGTGGTTCGACGCAGCAGTGGACGCCCACAAGAAACTGGGCTGGAAAGCGTCCGGCATGAGGATCGGCGCACTCGACCCGGCGGACGTCGGGGCGGATAACAAGGCATATGGCGAGCGCTACGGCTCCGTGGTCACTCATATGGAGGAGTGGTTCGAAGGCGACGCGAACGACTCAGTAGACAAGGCGATCAACACGGCGAAGGACCACGGCGTGGAGGCGTTCGTGTGGGACCGCGCAGGTCTGGGCGCTGGCTTGCGCCGCCAGGTCACGGAGGCATACGCCGGGACGAAGGTCCTCGTAGACGGCTACAACGCGGGCGACGGCGTGAAGTTTCCGGACAACCCTGTGGAGCTTGACCACTGGCTCAACAACAAGGCCAGCGGGGACAATATCCAGAAGAACGTGGACGCGTTCGCGAACCGTGGCTCCCAGGATATCTACCTGTTACGTAAACGCTTCGAAAAGACCTACCAGGCCGTGGTTAAGGGCGAATATCACAACCCGGACGAGATGATCAGCCTCGACAGCGAGGGGATCGGGGAGCATATGACCAAACTCCGCGCCGAAGTGTGCCGCATCCCGCGCATTTACAACACTAACGGGAAATTTGCTAGGATGCCCAAGCCGCAGATGCGGACCAAGCTGAAAATGAAGTCTCCGGGGATGGCTGACGTCCTTTGTATGTTGATGCAGCCACCGGAGGCAGTGAAAGAAGAAGATTATTCCGGCTATAATGTGCCGAGTAACCGCTAACCCCCGGAGATAAAAATGGCACGAGTCACGAAGAAGGCGCAGAACTGGCAGGAATGCGCCCGAAACAAGTTAAGCGCCGCGATCGGCAGCGAGGAGCAGAGCCGCAAGAAGATGATCGAGACGGCCCGCTTCGTCCGCATCCCTGGCGCTCAGTGGGAAGGCTCGACTAACTCCGGCTTTGCTATGGACGACGAGCGTTTCCAGAAATACCCTCGATTCGAACTTAACAAGGTCGGGCGCGAGGTCGATCGCATCATTTCCGACTACCGTCTGAACCGCGTCTCCGTGACGTTCCGCCCGAAGGACACCCAGGCGTCCGAGGAACTGGCGGACAAGCTGAACGGCAAGTTCCGCGCCGACTTTAACGAGTCGAACGGGCCGGAAGCCGTGGACAACACCTACGACGACGGCGTGACCGGGGGAATGGGCGCTTTCCGCATGGACACCGAACTGGAGGACGAGTTCGACCCGGACAACGAGGCCCGGCATATTGTTTTTTATCCGATCTATGATCCGGCCTCGTGCCTGTTTATCGATCAGGACTCCAAAATGTACGATCGCAGTGATGCGATGTGGATGGCGGAGCTATTCAGCATGACCCCGGACAAGTACGAGGAGCGCTATCCCGACGCCCTGGCCCCGGAGGACCTGATGGCGATCGACACCGGGAAGCAATTCGACTGGGCCACGAAGGACGCGATCTACATCGCCCGCTATTACGAGGTGAAGATCGAGGACACCACCGTGATCTCGTACAAGAACCCGATCACCGGGGAGGTGGAGGTCTACGACGAGGACGACATTGAACAGATCGAGGACGAGCTTAAGGCCGGAGGCTGGGAGCGCCAGAAGGACCGCAAGGTGAAGCGTCGCAAGGTTTATTGCGGCCTGTTCACTGGTGGCGAGTGGCTGGAGGAGCCGAAGCTGATCCCGTTCGAATGGATCCCGATCTTCGTGTTCAACGCCCGCCGCTCCTTCATCGACAACATGGAGCGCGTAAGCGGTCACGCGACCCAGGCCCTCGACGCGCAACGTCTGGAAAACCTGATCGTGTCCATGATGGCGGACCAGGCCGCGCAGTCCGGCGGCGATAACATCCCGATCATGGATATCGACATGATTCCCGGCAAGCTGGCGGACGCCTGGGGGGAACGTAACACGAAGCGCCCCGCGTACCTGCCCGCTAAATCGCTCCGTAATGCCGCTGGTGAGGTTGTGCAGCAAGCCGGGCCACTGGGTTACACGCCATCGACTCCGCTCTCTCCAGCGCTTGCGGCGGTCCTCCAGTACACCGGGAGCACTATCCAGCAGATCGTCGGCTCCTCTCAGGTGGAGGCGTTACCGTCCAACCTGGCGACCGAAACCGTGGAGGCCATTTTCGCCCGTATGGACGGACAGGGCGCTCTCTACATGGACAACCTGGGGAAAACCCTCCGCCACTGTGGGCGCGTGTACCTCAGCGCGGCCCGTAAGGTCTACGGCTCGGAGAACTACGTCCGAATCAAGAACGAGGACGGGACGGACGACCTGGTGTTAATGACTGGCAAGGTGATCGACCGTGACACGGACGAGGCGATCGCGATTAACGACCTCAAGCGCGGTAAATACGAGGTCGAGGCCGACGTGGGCGAGTCCTCCCAGACGAAGCGCGTCGCAACCGTTCGCAGCCTGACGAATCTCCTCCAGTCTATGGCCCCTGGCGACCCGAACGCCGCCGTAGTGATGGGCTTGATCATCATGAACATGGACGGCGAAGGCTTGCAGGACTTCAAAGAGTACAGCCGCCGCCAGCTACTCCTAAACGGCATTATCAAGCCGCAGACGGACGAGGAAAAAGCGATGGTAGCCCAGGCCCAGCAAGCCGCCCAGCAGCAGCCGGACGCGCAGATGGTAGCCGCTCAGGGCGTAGCCGACCAGGGCCAGGCCGCAGTGATGGAGCAGGAGAACAAGCGTTTAGAACTGACGCTCAAGGCGCAGAGCACCGCGTCCGACGGTCAACTGAAAAACGCCCAGACGGTCAAGACGATGGCAGAAGCGGCGGCAATCCCGCAGGATCAGCTATTGAGCGCGATCGCCGTCCTCCAGAAGTACGTGAGCCAGCAGAACAGCGACGCCCACAAACAGGCGGACCTGTTCCTCAAGGCTCAGGGCCAGGGCCACACCCAGCAGCAGGATCAGCGGGCGCAGACGTTGGCAGAACAGCAAGCGCAGCAGACCGCCGATCGCCAGTTAGGGCTGGCGGGCATGTAACTGGTCAGACCGCACGAAAAGCTAAAGACAAGCCCGGCAAGTCCGGGCTATTCTTTGCCTCGACACATCACTAAACCATTACAAAGGAGATTTGAATGGCCCGATCACTGATAGCAGTCAAAGACGCCGCCGGGGAAAAGTACCTCCTCCCGGTCCGTAACATCGTGAGCGTGACGGAGTTCCCGGACAACGAGCGCCGCGTGGAGGTCAAAGTCCGCGAGCCGATCAACGGCCCAGACGGGCGGATCTGTGGTTACGAGTTAAACCTGTATTACTCGCCAATGTCGATCGCCCAATTTGAAGGGGCCTACGCGTGAAACGCTACCAGTGCACCGTAGGCGACAAGCGCGGGGCGTTCGGCGACTGTATGGAGCAGGACCGGGACGGAAAGTGGATCCGGTACTCCGACCACCAGAAGCAGGTCCAAGAACTGGAGCGCCAGATCGCGGCGCTCAAAAACAAAACCCAGAGAGAGACGAAACAATGAACCAGGAAAAAGTAATCCGCGCCGTTATGCTGGCCCAGGCCGACGAGATGGGGATCCTCGACAAAGTGAAGGCGCACGAGGCCCGCCTGGCTGGTAGATTCATCCAGCAGCCGACCGAGCAGGATCTGGCGGCGTATGCGATAGCGCTCGCGCTGGTGGCTTCCCGCGCTTCGGAACTCATGGCGAACGCGGAGCCGCAGGTGAAGGCGGGCGAAGTGGAACCCGCCCCGATCGAGGTGGATCTCCAGCCGACCGAGGAGCAGATCGAGGCCGGGATCGACGAACTGGGGAACCACGTCAACGTCTGCGATATGACCGAGGACGAGCGAAGCGACGCCGTTACGTTCCTGTGGCAAGCCATGATCGGCGCTCGCGCCAAATGAGCACCGTCCATCACTACCTCGCCTTTCCGAAAGGAGGGGTGGGATCCGCCAAACTGGCGAGGATAGCCCAGAGCGAGACGGAACTCCACGACCTGGACGGCATCATGATCGAGGAGCGGGACGGCGCTCGCTGGCGGATTGTAGCGAGCGAGATGATCCTCCCGATTGACGGCCCGGACGTCGCAACGTACTACATGATCCCGGCGTCCGTTCCACCGCATCACGAGGCGCTTTATCTCTCTCAGGCCATCGTCTCAGCCGCCACGAAGTAACCCGTCACACTGGGGGGATCGTTAATCGCGATCTCCCCTATTTGCATTTTCCCGCCGCCCTCGCTTAAACTTACACCCGCCACCGATGGGCGAATACATCGCGTATGCAACAAAACGAGGATCTACGATGAAATTCCGTGAAATGTTTTTGAAATATTATGCACCCCACACCGAGAACGACGGCGGCGCGGCGGCGTATGAAGCTATGCAGAACAACGGCGAGAACGCGAACCAGGACGACAACGCCGACGACAATCCAGGCACCGACCCGGACAAGGCCGATCCCGACAACGCGGACACCGACCCGGACGAGCAGGATCTGGACGAAAACGGCAAGCCGAAGGCGAAGGAAGGCGACAACGGCGAGGACGACGACCAGGAGGAGGAGTTCCTGTTCGACGGCAAGCCGCTGACCGTGGATCCTACTGACGAGGACGACCAGGAAGGCGACACGGACCTGGTGAAACACCTTCGCGCCCAGCTTCGCGAGCAAAAGAAACAGTTCAAGGAATCCACCCAGAAGAAGGATCCGACGCCTACCCTCTCCGAAATGCCTCGCAAGCCGGAAATGGGCGACGACGGGATCGACTGGGACCCGGAGAAGTACGCCGCAGCGCTGGACAAGTGGGCCGAAGATAAATCCACCTGGGAAAAGCAAGAGGCGAAGAAACAGGAACGTCTGGAGACGTTCGGGAAGCAATTCTCCGAAGGCCAGCAGCGCTACCAGGAGCACCGCGTCCAGGCTGTGAAGCGTTACGCGGGCTATGAGAAAGCGGAGGCCGTGCTCGCAGAACTGCCGGAGCCACTCCAGGCGGCAATGATGATCCATAGTCGCGAGAACCCGGCGGGCGTGGTCATGGCGATCGCACGTAACGCAGATTTGCGTAAACAGGTCGAGGACGCCTACAATACGGACCATATCGGGCTGGGCTATCTTATCCGCGATATTGAAAGCCGCGCAGGACGCGCACCGAAGGCCAAGAAAGAAGTAAACAAAACGCCAGACGTCAAAGGACAGAACGGCGTCGCAAACGTGGGGCAGCTTGAAGCCCTTCGCAAACGTGCCGAAGATACCGGGGACTATACGGAATACCTGGCGGCAAAAAACCGGAAGAAGTAAACTAAATTCGATTAATCATCGGTGGAGAATGGATAAATGGCTAACCAGTTAGCGAAGGACCTCGAAATCGCTTTCGAGGAGTATGTGGAGAGCTTCGAAGCGTCTTGCGTGGTTTCGCAGAACGCCGCGAAATATCGCCCAAGCGATACCGCGATGCAGCGTGCCGGGGACGTTGAATACCGTCCGCAGCGCTACCACGCGGATATCATCGAAGGTCTGGACCTGACCGGGAAAACCGGGACCGATATCGTCCAGCGTCTCGTCCCGTCGGCTTTTAAAGAGCCTCAGAACGTCCTTTGGAAATTGGACGCTCGCGAGATGCGCGACCCGGAGCACAAGAAAGAAATGGGCCGAGCAGCGGGCCAGCGTGTGGCAGCGAAGATCGACTCCGATCTGATTGCCGCCGCAGCGCGTTACGCGACCCACGTCGTCCCGGTAGGCGATAACTCTCAGGGGACCCTGGGCCTGGACCTGTGGGACGGCGCAGCCCAGATCGGCGCTCAGTTCACCTCGATCGGCATCCCGCAGGGCGTGAATAAACGTTCCTTCTGGAACGCGTTCTCCTACAAAGATCTGGCTAAAGAACTGGGCGGACGTCAATACGCCGCAGGGCTGACCCAGACCGCCTACGAAAAGGCGAAGATCCCGGACGTTGCGGGCTTTGACTCGTACCAGACCGACATCTCCGCACGACTGGGCGCTGGCCCGACTGGCGCGATCACGCTGACCTCCGCCCCGGCTCACAAAGTCGTAGCGAAAGACGCGAACGATCTCCCGGTCGATAACCGCCAGGGGATCATCGCGGTTTCCGCTGGTCACGGCCTGGAAGCTGGCGACGCGTTCACCATCGCGGGCGTGAACATGGTCCATATGATCAGCAAGGACACCACGGACACCCCTCAAGTGTTCCGCGTCCTGGATGTTTCCGGCAACAACATCACGATCACCCCTCAGATCCTGCCGCCGAATAACGCCGATGTTCCGTCTCGCCCTTACGCGAACGTGGACGCGAACGCAGCCTCCGGCGCGGCCCTGACCGTGATCAACAAAGTGGCGGCTAACGCTAACCTCCTGTGGGCCGACGGCTCCGTGGAATTGATGTGGGGTAATCTGGCGTTCCCAACTGGTCAAGGTCCGCAGGTAATGCGAGCCACCACCAAACAGGGCGCTACGCTGATTATGTCCTACGCGTTCGACCACATCGCGGGCGTGACCACCTGCCGATTCACTACCCTGTACGGGACCTCCGTCCTCGTGCCGGAATATGTCGGCCTGGTACTGCCGAAACAGGTCTAAGACCTGCAACGCAATAGCAAAGGGGAGCCATTGGCTCCCTTTTTTTTATCGCTTATACTGTTCCCCGAACATCACCCAATAACGAGGATCTACCATGACGCGTAAAACCGCACTCGCAGCAGCTATCACCGTAATGTTATACACCCGCCCGGCTATCGTGGCAGCGGAGGGCATCCGTCTGACGCCGTTCCGTTCCGGTAATGTCGAAGGCCATTACGCCATCTTTGCCGAAGAAGAAGCCGCCGAGCGTCTGGCGTCTGGCTTCTGGGTGGATCATCCGAACCGCCTCGCCGAACTGGACGAAGCGATCGCGGAAGCCGCCGAGAAGGAGGCCAAACAGGACAAGAAAGAGCAGGACGAGCAGGACGCGAAGGACGAAAAAGAGAAGCAGGACGAAGAAGTGGCCCAGAAGGCCCCAGAATCGACCGCTACGGCCTCCGAGCCTGAAACCGCACCGAAGGCCGCAGAACCGGAGAAAGAGCCGGAGAGCGCCGCAGAGGCTCAGGAATCCACCCAGGAAGCGAAGGCCGACGAATCCAAGCCGAAAGACGGCGAGAAGGTAGACGGCGCGAAAGTCCCAACTGACAAGAAGGCGAAAAAATAATTATGGCAACTTTGCAGAAGATCCAGATCGTTAACCTGGCTTTACGCCGTGGCGGGCTGGCGTCGTCTGCTGTTCTCATGATGCCAGATCCCCAGCAGTTAACCGATGCGCTGGAGGATCTGGAGGGCTTAATGGCTACGGTGATCAAAGACGGCGTAGCCTTGCCCTACATCTTCACGACCAACGCCGACGGCGTACCGGACGGGAACGAGGACTCCGGGCTGGACCTGTGGACCAAAGAGGGGATCGCCCTCAAACTGGCCCAGCGGATCCTCCTGGATATGCAGCGCGATTTAACGCCGGAAATGAACGCGGTTTTAAAGGAGCAATGGGACATCATTAAGATCCAGTTCTACGAGGTCCCAAGCCTGAAACAGCGTAACGACATGCCAACCGGGCAGGGGAATAACCCATATTTCCCACAAGATCGATTCTACTACGACGGGACGGCTAAATGAGGAACCCAGAACGCGGGCAGGAGATCACGATCCCCTTGCTCTATGGCGACGGACGTCGCTCCAATACGCTCGACTGGTCAACGCGCCTACCGGAGAACATGCTCGCGGTGGCGCGTACCATTAAGGGCGGTAACGGCTATATGCGCATGATGCCGGGCATCACGAAGCGCGGGGACGACGTGGCGGGCGTAAGCCGTGGCGCTGACTGGAACACGGTCAAAGGCCAGACTTACCGCGTCATGGGCCAGTCCCTCTACCTGGACGGCGAAGTGGTGGACTCCATCACTGGCGTAGACCGTACCCCGATGGCGCATAGCCGGAACCGCGTCGCGATCGTGACCGAGAACCGAATGATCATGATCGGCTACGACGGGAGCCGGACGGCGTTCTCCAACTGGCCCACGTCGGACGAGGACCCGATCGCACAATATGATTGGGGCGACATTAACGACGTTTGCCACCTCCGCCAGCGCTTCATCTTCTCCACGAAGGGGGCGGACACCTTCTGGATCTCCGACCTGGACGACGAGACGCACCCGGACAAGACGGCCCCGGCCTATCGTGCCGAGTCCATGCCGGACGGCATCGTGGCGATCCGCTCGTGGCGTGATTATGTCGTTTGCTTCGGTAGCGCCTCGATCGAGTTCTTCGGCCTGACCGGGGACGATCAGAACGTCTACGCGAACCAGCCCTCCTACACCATCGACGCCGGGACGATCGGGCGTGAAAGTGTCTGCGAGTATCTGGAGTCCTTCGCGTTCCTGGTATCGCCGTTCGCTGGCGACCTGACGATCGGCCTGATGAATCCGGGCGGCGGTTCCTGGACCGAACTCGCGAGCGTGGAAATTAAGAAGATCCTCATGGGTTACACCGTGGAGGAACTGGCGGACGTCCGACTGGAGTCACTGACCTTTGAAACGCATAAATTGCTTATTGTCCACCTGCCGGACTATACGCTGGTATACGATCACCCCGTTAGCCAGGCCCAGGGCGTCCCGGTCTGGTCATATATCAAGACGGGCATTAACGGCATCAAGCCGCACCGGGCGATCGACTACGTGAACGAGGGCAAGGTGATCACCGTCGGCGACAAGGTGGAGCCGTGGCTGGGCCAGCTTGATCACACGACCAGCGCCCAGTATGGCGAGGACCAGGAGATCGTCCTGTATACGCCGCTACTGTGGGCCGAGAATGCGATCCTTGCCGACTTCCGAATGGACGCCAGCACCGGGGGCGACTCCGTAGCGAGCCGGATCTGGCTCTCCGCGACCGAGGACGGGATCGTGTACGGGCAGGAGAAAAGCATCGACTATAACAAGCCGTTCCACTGGCTCCAGAACATCATCTTACGCGTAGTAGGCCGCGTCCGTTCGGCTATCGGTTTCAAAATCCGCACCGTCGGCGCAACTCCGGCGACTCTCTCGCGGGCGCGTGTCCGTGTGACCTGAATCCTGGGGGGATCATGCCAGTAACTCAGAAAGTACAACAATTAAACGTTAGCAGCCTACCGCCTGGATCTCCGTTCGCCTTCCAGGACTGGCTGGTGAGGCTGAACGGCGTCACGAAGGAGACGGGGGAAGTCGCAGACGGGGCCGAGAGCGCGGCCTCCGATGCCTTCCAGCTTGCCGACCAGCAGCGCATCCGAAACGACCAGCAGGACGACACGCTGGTACAACATGCCGCACGACTGGACAGCGCAGAGAACCGCCTGGACAGCGTGGAGGACCGCCTGACCGTCGTCGAGAACGATGTGGACTACCTGCTGGACAAGGTGATCGACCTGGAGACGCGGATCGACAGCCTGGAGGACTGGCGCGTGTACATGACCCGCCAGAAATCCGAGGTTGTCTACAGCGGGATCTCGCTCAACATCCCCACGACGCCCTCCAACCTCCTGACGCTCCTCTCCAGCCTCACCCCGACGTCCGGGACGCTGGCCCCGTTCTTTAACACCGCAACCGGGCGACTGGTGGCGCTGAATAAGAACAAGGATCTTCAACTTAAGATCAGCATGGTCGGGACGTTCGCGGGCGGGACCACTAACAGGTCGATGCAAATCACTTTTTCGACCGTAGTCCCGGACACTCTCGTGGTGAGCCGTAACCCGTCAACCATTACGGATAACCTGCTGTTCAACACCTTTTTCTCCGTGGAGGAAGGGGACGACATTACCAGCCCAGGGATCAACATGACGATCCAGGCGAACGGCTCCGCATTCACGGCAACCCAGATCAAGCTGATCGCCACGCAGTAAGAGGACCCAATGGAACAAAAAGAGATGATCGAACTCGTGCCAGACTCCGGCGTGGATCTCCTCCACGCCTGGGGCTTGCCGGAATGGCCTCGCCAGGCCGTCGCAAAATATTTCCTGTGGGATCGTTGTTGCGTGTTTGCCATCATGGCGAACGATGAAGGCGGGATCGATGGTCATATGGCGATGGATCCCCCCAGTCGCAGACGGTCCCGCGAGGCTTGTCTGGCTTTTCTGTACCACTGGGGCCACTATGCGATCCGCGTTCCGGTACTTGTGACGCACAAACACGCCCGGAACGTGGTCCGAAAAGTCGGATTTGTTGAAAGCCCGCCCCAGCTTGTACAATTGGTGGACGGTAACATGGCGGAAGTTATTTTTTTGAGGAGAGGACCAAATGGGCGGAGCAATTAGCGGGATCGGCGGGGCCGTCTCGTCCGTCTTAGGCGGGATCGGTACGCACAAGGCGCTTAAGCAGCAGCAGAAGGCGACCGACAAACAGATGGACTACCAGCGA